AGAGCAATAAAAATTAAAGTCCAAAGAAAGAGGTTAATTTGGACAAAAAATAATGAAGGAATTTGTTTCTCGTGAAAAAAAATTACGCCCCCGACACGATTTGAACGTGCGACACAAGGATTAGGAATTTATAGCTCTCTAAAAAATATCGTTTATTTACAACACTATCCGTTTTGTATCTTCTGTCTTGACTGTCTCAAATCCCCTGTAATATCACACCTTGTTTTTATCAATTCCCCCAACATTTCCCCAAGGAGGTGTGTTATGAAATATGCAGAGGCATTAGCCATTATCAATCCGAGGAAAGCTCTCAATGCCCTCAAAATAGAGGGAAGGGAAGACGGAGCCTATATCCATTTTACTTGTCCCGAGTGTCAAGGAGACGCCGTAACCCGAGCTTACGGAGAAAAGAAAAACATTTGGCTCTGTACCAAGTGTAAAGTCAGCGGTCATATTATCTCACTGGCAATGAAATTGCAAGGCTTAGAATACGAGGAAGCCAAACAATTTCTCTTGGAACACGCCCAGATGCCAGTGGAAATTGACAGCGAACTGAATCTTAATTATGAAGTGGAATTCTGCAACTTTATGGAAGAGCAGGGACTGAATAAGGAAGTCTGCGATAAATTGGAAATTGGAAAACCGCTGGGAAAAACAATGTTATCAGGCTGTGTGGCTTTCAAGGTAATAAACCATAACGGATTAAAAGTAGCTTATGTGGGACTAAAAATATCTACCCGCAAGTCGGTTATTCCCAAACAATTCAATCCTGAATCAACTCTCTACAATATCTGTAACATTAACCCTGACGAGGAAGTAATCCTCACACCTGATATGCTGGACTGCGCCAAACTGTTAAGCAATGGTCAACAGGCAATCTCAAACTTCTGGCTTCCCTATCTGTCCCGAAAGCAATTAGACCTTTTGCAGACAATCACCTATCTATCTGTTACTGGATTTGGAAATCACACCAACGAGATAGCCTTAAATCTGGCTAATCTTCGCGGAGGTTATTTCCGATTTGTTTAACAAAATAACCGCATCTTAACTAAGGTGCGGTTTTAAAAACGTCTTGTAACTTATTAACCTTTTATGATATTAAAATATACTTTATTTTGTTCATAAATTATTAATGGAAGGAAATTATGGAAGAAAACCGACAACCCACTAAATGCCGACATTTCGATAGTCCAAGGTGTCCAGACAATAATCATCCAGCCATAGAGGCACACAAGGTGAAGCCCTTCTATGGTAAAGTAAAATACTTAACTTCCGAGCAATCAGAGGAAGCGATAAAAATTTGCGCTCAGTGTAATAAATACCAGTCCGAATAATTGATTTTTTTATCTGATTTAACTGTGGATAACTATATAGTTTTGGCTTATTTAACTAATCGTAATCATTTGACAAATTGTTTATCATAATGTATAATAGGTTTAAGGATTATTATATCGATTTAAATTTTTGAAAATAATCACATTCTTCTGTAATAATTCCACTATTATAAAGACACGTTGCTTCTGCTAAGGTGTGTTTTTTCAGTTTATTTTCAAACCAGTTCATTACTAATTGCCTCGGCTCTTCAGGATTATCATAACAAACCCATTCAAACTTATTCTGGCGATAACCGTAACCATTAAATTTACCCGCAGGACAAAGAACATTCTTTCCGCCTGAACTTTCCAACTGATAAACCTTATCTACAATATCGGATAGAGGGGGCAGGATTTCTCCCGCCCCGTGTCCGTCAACAACAGGAACTGTAGCCTCAGCTTTCACTGAAACATTCGTAGCGTTGTGCTGATTATTAATTGAAACCTTTGCAGGTTCTAAAATAAATTCTCCCGCCTCTGCAAACACATTAATACTCCAATTCAAAATAAATAACCCGCCGATCAAAGCAAATAACCATAATATAAAGTATTCTATTTTCTGCCTTATTTTTCTCCCCCTTAACCGCTTAGAGTAGATTTTCATAGATTTATAAACCACTCACCCCGCAGATAACCTTAATAATTACAACATCTTAAGTATAGCACCTCATTTATAATCTGTCAAGAGCAGTTATCCACAGCCCTATGGATTTCACATTAGATGTAGGAAACAACTTAACCACACTGGGAGTTATCTGGCTCGCCTTAAAATATCTCCTGCCTGTCTTAATCGGACTGGCAATAATAATAATCGGAATCTTTGCCCTTAAGAAATTCCTGCCTGATATAGATTTCACCGATTCTAAACAAGCCCTGCTCGCCTTAATCGCCGCCGGTATAGTTGTAATTCTGATAATCGGATTATGACCAAACAAGAAAGGATCAGACTCGCTCAAAAGAAAGCAAGGGAAATAGGGCATTGTCTATGTCACCTGCGACAAAAATGCGAATGCCTGACTTTTAAAAAGACTGGAGTGTGTAAGTGCAGTGAACACGTACTGGATTCAATAAGAAAAGCAATCGTTCATCTATGACCATTATAAGATTTATTATCCTTTCACTGATTGCCATTGATTTACTGATAGTTTTATGGGCGGGGATTGGAGTTTATAAATATTTAAAAAATCTCTGATGTGTAACAACAAAAAGAAGAAAAAAAGATGAATGAAGAATCAATAACTTCAAATCCTGAATTGCAGGAAGAATCAGGGAGAAATCCTGATGGAACTTTTAAAAAAGGATTTAGTGGTAATCCCGCAGGAAAGCCTAGAAAGAAAACCTTTAGGGATTATTTCACCGAGGAAGAAGAAGTAAAACTTATAGAGAAAATTAAAGCGGAATTAGAAGGAGAGACCAGACCAGACATCATAAAAATGACTATTGAACACATATTCGGCAAACCAAGACAGAACATCGGATTAGATGGAGGAGAAGACGGAAAGCCCTTAGGAGTAGTAATTTTACCACAAAAAAATGCAAATCCATTGGGAGCCGACAACAAAACAACAGGAAGCACTGGTTAGAGATGAATTTGAAATACTTTATGGCGGCGCCAGAGGAGGAGGAAAGACAGACGCAGGACAAGCTTGGTTGCTATATGACAAAGACCATCCCAGATACAGGGGTTTGGTTATCAGAAAGAATGCCAATGATTTGCACGACTGGATTGATAGAGCGAGGAATATGTATCTCCCCACTGGCGCGGTATTTATTCAGAACGAGATTAGATTTCCCAAAGGCGGAACGATAAGGCTGGGACATTTAAAAGATGAAAACGCCTACGAAAAGTATCAAGGACACGAATATCAAAAGATTTTAATAGAAGAATTAGAGCAGATACCTACCGAAGAAAGTTATTTAAAACTCATATCGTCTTGCCGTTCAATCATACCAGAATTAAAACCCCAAGTATTCTTAACGGCTAACCCTGGCGGACGCGGCCATAGCTGGATTAAGAAACGATTTAACCTCAAAGGAATACCCAACAAGCCAGTTATAACAAAGGATAAAGTCACAGGACGAAGCCGAGTATTCGTTCCCGCCAAGATAGATGACAACCCGCATTTAATGGAAAAAGACCCGACCTATGTTTCTTTCCTGAATGGATTGCCGGATGGATTAAGGGAAGCGTGGAGATTAGGCAGCTGGGACGATGTGATTATCAAGGGTGCTTACTATGGAGCAATGCTGGACCAAGCCAAGAGAGAAGGAAGAATTACTTTTGTTCCTTATGATCCGAGCTTGAAAGTCCATACAGTCTGGGATTTAGGAATGGACGACTCAATGAGCATCGGATTTTGGCAAAGAACCAGTACCAAGACCTGCCTAATTGATTATTACGAAAACGCAGGCGAAGGATTTCCCCATTATATAAAGACTCTCCAAGATAAAAAATACGTTTACGGAAAACATTTTGCCCCTTTTGATTTGAATGAGAAAGAAATGACAACCGGTCTTACCCGAAAACAAGGAGCGGAGAAATTAGGAATAAATTTTGAGGTAGTGCCTTCCTTATCAATTGAGGATGGAATAGAAAAAGCCAGAATAATGTTTTCTCGTTTATGGGTAAATGAGAAGCTTGACCAGTTTATTGAAGCTATAAGGCAATACCGCAAAGAATGGGACGAGAAACTTTTAAAATATAAAGATAAACCAGTCCACGATTGGACTTCCCACCCTGCCGATATGTTCAGATACACCGCTTTAGTGGAAGACCAAATGGACAATGAAGAATACGAAGCGCAAGGATACGCTTTCAATAATGAAAAATACTAATGAACATTCAACAATATATTTCCCTTTATAAGGACGGAACAGTCCAAATAACCAAGGACATTTCTTATAACCTTACTGATGTTATTGAGGACAATTACCTGGCGATTAACGCCAAGTTCAAAGACCCTCTATTTTCCGACGGAGTAGAAAAGGAATACTTTGACCCTGAAAGAGTGATGTCTACCAGGCTAAAAGCCTCTACCGATATTGATACCAAAGACGCTCAGATACACGCCGAGAACGAACTCACGATCAAACTCTCACCGCTTCTTAGAGGATTATTCCGATACCGATTAAAAACTGAAGATTATGGAACCCTATTTAACGATGTCCGAGACGAACTGATTGACCAGGGACACGTCATCATCAAGAAAGTTGAGAACAAGACCGAGATAGTGGATCTCAGAAATGTTATCCGCCCACCTCATATTTTAGATATTCAAAAGGGAGGAGTGGTGGAAAGAACTTATCTTACTTGGGATGAAGTCTTAGCCAATAAAAAAGACTGGAAAGAAAATTGGGCAGATATTGAAGCCTTGAAAGAGAAGATGAAGCAGGAACACAAGCACCTATTCACGGTATACGAGCATTGGACAATGGATGATTTCAAAGTTGAAAAAAAAGATAAATTCACCAAAGGCTGCATAAAGTACCTTGATAGAAGCCTGATGAGTCCCGAACAGGATAACGACTGGAATCCTTATTTGGAACTGGACAGATTTGCCAGCCCTTTTAAAGAAAAAGTAAGAAGCAAATCGCGCCTTAAGAAGTTAAGAGAGCAAGGATACATTGGAAAGAATGAAGAAGAAGAGCCTATTTATCCTTATGAAGAAGCCAGATTTATAACCCTTAGAGGAAGATGGTTAGGCGCGGGAGTCTATGAAATTCTAAGACCAATCGGAAAAGCTTACCGGCGCAATATGAACAATAAAATCCGCTTTGACGAGATTAACCACAAAGGGATTTCTGTTCATACCCGAGGAGACGTTAAAGGCAAAGGACTAACCCAAGAAGCCCTGCAAGCTTTGCAATACGGCGGAGTAGTGGGAATTAAGGCTGGTGAAAGACTGGAAAGATTAAACTTTGGTTCTTTAATCGGAGAATTCTTAGCCAGTGCCGATAAGTTTATGGAACTGGCCAGAATGGAGTTGGGAATCACGGTTACCGCTACCGGTGAAGAAGTGCCAGCCAATATGCCTGCTACCACTTCAGCTATCAACCAGAATATAGCCAAGACTACTTATGATGTAATTATTGAAGCTCAATCCCTGCTTTGGAAAAGATATTTCTCCAAATTTGAATTAGCCTCAATGCTGGAAGATATTACTTTGGAGGATTGGTCCAAGATTGAAGGCGATCAGATTGAACTGGAAGAACTGGAAGAACCATTTATTGAAAACCTTATTAATGAATCCATACCCAAAGCGGTAGAAGCCGGAACATTTGTACCTCAAAGTTCCGCCCTTCCGCCTGAAGAAATGGGAAGAGTCAAAGAAGCGGTCAAAATTAAAAGACGGGAAATGCAAGGAGTCCGCTTCGCCCAGGTTAAGAATGATATTATAAAGGACGCTGATTTCTTTATTGAGTTTTACGTCAATAATGAATCTTTTGACAGGATAAATAAAATTAGAGAACTGCAAATTTTGAAACAGGAAGCTATCGCTAACCCCACCTCATCATTATCGGCAGAAAGACTGGAAGAAGAAATCCTTGATCTAATGAATCTATCCTCTAAACGATTTAAAAAAACCGAACAGGAAAAACAAGCTCAAGCCTTAGCATTGCAACAGATGCAGCAAATGCAACCGCAACCAGTTAATCAACCTAATACAACAATGGTATGAGATATACTATAGACATCCCAGATACACCTCAAAAAAAGACTGACCTGGTTGTCATTATAATTGACGACGAAAGCAAGACATCTTCTACGTTCGCTCTGGGTAAGAACGAGAAACACAGCGTAGCATTAAGGTTAATAAAGAGTGCAATTTTTAAAGTTAAAAACCGCTTATGGACGCCTACAAAGAAGACAAAAAACAAGCCGCTAAAGAAAAAACCCAAGAAGAAATAGAGAAGGAGGAACAGAAAGCCTATGAAGAGGCGATGAAAGAATTTAAATTGTCCCCTGCTTATCCCTACATCATCAAATCAATAGACGAAAAGATTAAAGAAGTAACCGACACAAGAATACTCGCCAAGAATTTCGGAAAAATAAAAGCAGATGTGATTGGAGAACTGGGAACGTTGGGAATTGCTTCTCTGATGGCCTCAAAGCCCCTCGAAGAACTCAAAGAAGAATTAGAATAAGCCTCTTTAGCTCAATGGAAGAGCGACTGTTTTGTAAACAGCTGGTTAGCGGTTCAAGTCCGTTAAGAGGCTCAGTAATAGGACTGCCTTATTTAAGAGACAGCTATTGCACCTTAACAACAAAGCTATGCCCGAAGAAGTACTTACTCCCCAGGAGGAAGTCAAGAAGACTACACCGCCAGAGGAAAACGAAACAGAGGACTCGGAACTCGAAAACTTTTTTAGCGAGGACGATTCCAAAAAAGATGTCCCCGTTTCAAGAGAAGAATTCAATGCTCTAAAAAAAGGAGTGTCAAAATTCTTTTCCCAAAAAGGACGAGAAAAAAAGGAACCCACTAAAGAACAGCCGAAGGAACCTAAAGAAACACCTACCCAATCATCTGACGATGTAACGGAGCTGTTTCTCCAAAGCAAACCCGAAGCTGAATTAGTGAAAGAAGACCTTAAAATTGTAGCCGACGCCAAATACGGCGGATCAATCATTAAAGCCTGGAAAGGTGAAGAATGGCTACACGCTAAGGCTCAAGCTTTATCCGAGGCAAACAAAGCTAAAGGCAAGATTCAAACCCCAAGTAACCAGATTGAAGGCGAGATTGACTTCAAAAAGATAGATAAAATGTCTGATGAAGAACAAGGAAACGCTATCGTTAAAATGTCTGATAAAGACTACAAGAGATGGCAAGAATATCAGCGCAAAAAATCTCATACTCCGGGAAGAATCACGCTTTAGTTAAGGATTTTTAATTCCTAACTAAAAAAACAATGGCAAATACACTAACTGCCTCTTTAAGAGAAGCGTGGTCTCGCGATTACCAGGACAAAGTGTCCAAAGTAAACGTGTATTCAAACATAGCCAACTATCGTTTGGAGCAAGACCTCTCAAAAGGAGTGCAGGCACACAGACCCTATATGTCTGATGTGACAGTTAACAGTGTGGGTTCGGAAGGAACTTACACAAGACAGGATATTACATCAACCGATGAATACCTGACAGTTGATCAGGAAAAGGAAGCATCTTTCTACATTAAAGATGTTGACCACTGGCAGTCGCATTACCCAACCCGCGAATTTATGGCGAGGGAATGCGGAAAGAAACTAACTAACCGCATTGATGGCGATGTTCTGGGCGAATACGACCAAGCCACCTATGATGTGGATGATTCTGATTTCGGCGGAACAAACGGAAACGGAATTGCCCTCACGACTTCTAACATCGCTTCTATTTTCTCCAAGGCGGGAAGAAAGCTGGAAGTAGCTGATAACGATTTGGATGAAGAACGATGGGCAGTTATTTCTCCTCAATTCTATGAAACTCTTTTGGACAAGCTGGAAGGAAGAGAATCAGCTTTAGGAGACCAAGTAGGACAAAACGGAAGAGTTGGAAAATATATGGGATTCAATCTCATTAAATCCAACGCGACCGGTTGGAGCGGAAAACTCTTAATGGGAACAAACCCAACTGACGGGGACACCATTACAATCAATGGAGTAACATTAACTTTTGTTGCTACATTGGGAACGACTGCCGGAAATGTCCACATCGCTTCTGATGCGGCTCATACTCTTGATATTCTTGTCGCCGCTATCAACGTTCCTGGAACCTCCGTGGCTGAAGCTACCGACGCGGGTTTTGTGGCTCTTTCAACTGCTAACCAAAACAAACTTAAGGATATTACCGCAACTGACGGTGCTACTTATATGACCTTGAAAGCGGAAGGTAAAGGATATGTCGCGGTATCTGAAACTTTGACCGCCGCGGCTGATGTCTGGACTCCTGCCCTTCAGATTCAGCACTGCCTATTCGGACAAGGAAAGCCAATTGATTTAGTGGTTCAAAAATCACCTAAATTGATGCTGAAAGACCGAACGGGATACATCGGACAAGACTGCGTAAACTACATCGTCTATGGTCTCAAAACCTTTGCCGATGGAGTAAGAAGACTTGTAGACGTAAAAATCCAATCAAGCGGATTTTAGTCTATTTTGGTAAGAGCTTAGTGGGAGCAGAAATGCCCCCACTAAGACTGCTAATTAATTAAGCACAAATAAATGAAAGTATTTAACCGACCAGTTGGTTTACTGGATAAAAAAACCGGAACTTGTTCAAGTGACGCCGTTACCCTTCACGCCCAAAGCGGGGTTATCACCACAGAATCAAAGACAACCGCTGCAGCGGCTGTAGTGACGATAACGCTCACTAACAATCAGATAAAAACTAACTCAGTGGTTTTGGCTTCATTGGGAAACGGAACTAACACCCAAGGCGTTCCCATTCTCAATACAGTTACTCCCGCTGATGGTTCCGTAGTGATAAAGTTTTCCAACGAACACGCTTCACAGGCGTTCAATGGAACTTTCAAGATTTCTTTCTTGGTAGTCACACCATACAATTAAAATTAAATATTTATTTGCAATTCCGAGAAACACGGGATTGCCATAAGCATTTAATTTAAAAACTATGCCAAGAAAAAAGGTTATCAAACCAATCGAAGAAAAAATTGAGGAGCCAAAAGTCGAGGCTCCAAAAGAAGCCAAAACAGAATTCAGCGTCTATAACGCCCAAGGCGATTTTATCCGCACCTACTCTGTTGAAATTCACGGAGAAAATGCAGGAGAACTCGCTCAAGGTTTCTCTAATAAAATTAACGGTAAAATAAAATAATATGGTCAAATATTACAAAGCTCTTGACGCGGTAACCGCAACAACAACTTCCTCAGTTATCCCTACAGAGGGAGCTAAAAAGATAACCTTGCTTTTGACGAGAGCTGATCATTCATCAGGAAGTTCAGCTTTTTCCGTGGATGGTTCTGTTGACGGCGTTACTTTTGTCACCCTCAACTCAATGATTGAGGATTTAACAAACACAAATGCCCAAGATTATACCAGGACTGCTTCGGTTACCTTATCCGCCAATGGAAGCAAAATAGCCGCAGTAGATTTAGCAGTAAATTCCTTAAAAGCTATCAAAGTGACTGTTACAGAGACAACAGACGGAACACATTCCGCTCTTGTAGCCGTTGAGGACTAATATTTTTATCTAAAAAGATGATTTTATCAGCTATAAGAACCTCTACCCGATACCTAACCAAAACAGACACCACCACCTTTTCTGATACTGATTTGGACCGAGAAGCCAATACTGTCTATGACGGGTTGGTTTTGGAAATGGTGGAGGCTTCAGGGCAACTGAACGAGCAAGGAAGCCAAGCCTATACTGATTTCAAGACTGAAACTGGACTTGTCGCAGGAGATAACGGATACAACGGAGAATACGCTTTGCCGTCTGATTGCCTTGTGTTGAAAAGAGTAGAGGTCAAGTATGACGAAGACTCATTGCCTGTCACTATCTATGACGTTAAGGAAAACACAGCGAGCGAGTTTGTGGATTCTTCGGAAAATTTTGAGGAAGCAGATCCCAAGTTCAGGCTGTTCAGAAATTCAATGTTTATCCGGCCTACGCCTGATACAACCGTAACAAACGGGCTTCACGTCGAATACATTGCCAGACAAGCCGTATTAACCGCTTCTGATTCCCCGGTATTTGAAACCAACCTTCAAGACTTAGTGCCATTGGGAACAGCCCTAAGATACTTTATGAGAAACCCAGACAAGTACAATCAGTTAGTGAAAAACGAATATGACGAAAAGTTGGAGAATTTCAGAACGTGGTACAGAGATAAATTTCCCCAGGTAATGAAAATTAACCCAATAAGAGAAACATTTTAATAATTTAATTAACGTCTAACCTATCTGTTATAAACAAATAGGCAGATAACAAACATATCGCAAGTTTCACCAAAATCAACAGCTTTGTTGAAAACTTAGCTGAAAAAAAGATTGACCTAAGCGGTGCAGGTCTAACAATAGCATTAACTAATACCGCACATACAGCCGAATGGGACGAGTTGGCAGACCTAACACAAATCAATTATGACAATTTATCGTCAAGGGTCTGTACGGTTTCTGCTTCATCGCAAACAAGCGGAACTTATAAACTGGTTATTGATGATTTAGTTTTAACAGCTTCAGGAGCAGTTGGGCCGTTCCGGTATATCTATCTTTATGATGATAGTTCAACTGGAGATAAGTTAATAGCTTATTACGATTATGGTTCAGCAGTTACTTTAGCAGACACGGATACATTCACAATCAATTTTGATGGTACAAATGGCGTTTTGACGATTGCTTAAATGGCTTGGGCTTATACTCAAAATTTTGATGGATTGACTACTGGCGATTTGAATGGTCAGGATTCTTGGTCAGCTAATACCAGTATTGATGTTCAAACTTCTGTTGTAGCACAAGGTTCAAAAGCAATTTCTTGGCCAAATAACCTAGATGCCTTTGCCACACGCGCTATAACAGGAGTTGCCACTGGACGAGTCCATATTTCTTTAAGAAGCACTGTTAATAATGCTAATGGCCCGTGGTTTGCCTTAAAAGATGCCTCTAATTATCTATGTATTGTTCAGTTAAGAGATGACGGGCAAATATCAATGTTTACCGGAGCTTCTTTATTTGATTTGGGAGCTTATTCTGCAAACACCTGGTATGACATCATAGTTGATTTCGATTGTGCTACTGACCAGTACAGGGTTTCCATAGACAATGGTGCTAAGTATTCAGATTGGAAGGTTTTTTGGGGAACAGCCACATCTACAGCAGCAACAACTGTTTGTATTGGTTCAAACACTTCCACTTCATCTGGAACTGGATATGCCGATGATATAAAAGCATTCTCTCAATCATATACTATGAATGCTGTTCTTGGGGAATTTGCCCTAACATCTATTGCAACAATTTTATCAAAATCCCTTACAATGTCGGTTGCTGTGGGAGAATTCACCCTGACAGGAGTAAATGCAATTTTACAAAGAGGCTATTCATTAGTGGCAACTGTCGGAGAATTTACCTTGACTGGAATAGATGTTGCGTTCAAAAAAACATTAAACATTTTAACCAGCGTTGGAGAGTTTTCACTTACGGGAATAGATACGATTTTTACAAGGGCATTAAATTTAATAACAATAGTTGGGGAGTTTACTTTAACAGGAAAAGACAGTGCATTTTCTAAAGCAATTACAATGATTGCTTCATTGGGAGAGTTTACTTTAACTGGCGTAGATACATTATTTAGCAAGGGAAGAAATCTAATAGCGGAAACTGGAGTATTTTCTCTAGTTGGTAAAAACATAAAGCTATGGATAAATGGAACCGCCGCCAATTGGAGAAAACTAATCAAGCCAACAACCAACTATACATCGACTGCAAAGCCTACAACAACCTACAACTCAATAACGAAACCGGCTACCAATTGGACTAACATAGAAAAAACATAATGAAATAGGACTTATAAATAATTATAAACATACCATAGTATGCCAAAATTTGAACTAAACAAAGAACATCTAAAAATAATTGAACAGCTCCTTGATATAGCATTAAAGCAAGGAGGACTGGCAAACAAACCAGCCGTGGATATTATGCTACAGGTTTTTTCTAATCCGATAAAAGAAGAAAAGAAAGAAGATGGCAAAAAGTGATATTGGAATATTTGGAAATTTCTATAAAGGCATTGCCCTTTCAAAAAAGATAAAGGGCGGTTTTCATTCCCTGGTTAATTGCGATGTCCACAGCGAGCCGGGTTCAGTTACAGGCTCTTATGCCTTTGAAAAAACATCAGCATCAACAGTTGATAATCTCCCCAGCAGTGAAGTAACCCTGCCCAACGGGGATACCTTTTTCGCCACCTCATCCAGCGGAAAGATTTGGAAATGCACCAGTGCAGGGGTAGTCAGCCTTGTCCATACTAACACTAATGGCGCCAATTTCGGAATAGGATATTTTAATGGGTACCTTTACTATGCGAGTGCAACTAAACTGGGAAGAATAGCAGAAGCCAACGCCTCAAGCGAAGCCTCTTGGAGTTCTCAAAACGACAACTGGGCTACTTTCACCAATACCAATACCCACGTTATCAAAATGGAGGAACAAAACGAATCCTTGTTCATTCCCAACAAAAATTATGTCGCCGCCGTCAATTCGGCAGGAGTATTTGAAGCCAATTCTCTTGATCTTCAAAGCCAACACTCAATTACCGCCGTTACACCTTCCGCAACAGGAATTTTAATAGGAACGTGGGTAGGAAACGCCCACAACAAAGCGGGACTATTTTGGTGGGATACTTACTCTCCGAGTTGGGGACCGGCGGAAGATTACATAGAAGAACCTGGGGTGAATATGTTTATTCCAGGTGATAATGTAATTTATATTCAAGCTGGACTGGTAGGAAATATCTATTACTGGAGCGGAGAAAGCGCTATTTTCTTTAAAAGGCTTAGAGACGGCGATACGGTAGTTACCACAGGAATAAATCCTTATGGTTCAGCCAATATTAACGGGCTTCCCTTGATCAACACTATCCGTGGAATATTTTCGCTGGGACACGGAGACGCTACCCTTCCCATTGTCCAAGTTATCGAATATGTACACTCTACAGGACAAGGAACAACGCCGGGAGCGATTGCCGTCGTCGGTTCGCAGATATTCACAGGCTGGAATTCCGGTTCAACTTATGGGATAGATAAAAAGAGTACCAACAAAGCCAATGCTGTAATCACCACCGCCCAAGCTAGGGGGAAAATTAAGACCCTTTCTATCAGCTATGATTCAATCCCCACAGGAACATCAATTACCGCTCAAATATCAAAGGACAATGCCTCTTATGCCGACCATACGTTAGTCAAGGACGATGAAGATGAAAGGTGTTATAAAAGCGATAGCGATATTTGTTCAAAGAGTTCCGCCCAAGCGAAAGTTACCCTCGTAGCCTCGACAACATCAAGCCCAACAATTGATTTAATTTCTTTAATATAAACTTATGCGAGTAGCAGTTTGGAAATTAAAAAGCGGAGGAAGAATTGACCAGGAAACCGCCGAACAAAAACGCCAAAAAGGACTGGAATATATTGAACGCCTAAAAGAAGACAATGAAGTAATTGAAGTGATTGAAGAAGCTGACCGATTTATTATTAAAATGAAAGACTAATGTCTATTTTTGATGAGCAAGAGAAACCCTACGAATTTATAAAGTCTACTCCGTCTGTTATCGGTTCTGTTCAGCATTTCTCACAAGCGACTTTTGGAGCGGGTGAAAGTTCTATTATTCAACTGGATAGCGAAGCGGCAAAGTTTGGAGGCAGGACCCTAACCGATGCCAAAGCCTACATAAAAACCGACGGCACTTATAAATTCAAAGATGCCAGCGGAAATGACATATTGACCAATCTTGGATTGCAAGTAAGTGCTATTTCTAATTTGCTGTCAATCCAAGGCTGGACTTCAGACTTAACCTTTTCCGCTTCTGACAACGATACTGTCGCCTGGACTTTAGGAACAATCAAACTGACCGACGGAACGACCTTTAGCATAGTCGCAGGAAACACAGGCAATATGTCAGCGACTACCTACATCTATTTTGACAAAGCCGTTTCCGAAACTGTTTTGCAGACCACTACCACTGCCGCCACTGCCGTAGGAGCCAATAAGATTTTAATTGCGGTGGCTGGAAATGTCGCCGTAGGAAAGTTGGCTGAATTCCAAGTATTTGGAGGAAAGGGAGGAGTCAGCAAACTGATCACCGCTGATAATATCGCCGCCAGCACTATTACTGCAAACGAGATAGCCGCCAATACCATTACCTCAAATAAATTAAGTGTTTCCCAGTTATCTGCCATTGCCGCCGACCTGGGTTCAATTACCGCAGGAACAATAACAGGAACAATTCTCCAAACCGCCTCCAGCGGATACCGCATCAAGGTAAATGGAAGTAATAATAAAATAGAGCTTTTAAGTGATAGCACCGTCCAGAGTTCAATATATAATGACGCCAGTGCGAAATTAACACTTGATACGCTTGATTCTATCGTTTTTAGAAGAAGCGGGACAGGATATATCACTTTCAATTATGAGAGTTCCAGAAGTTGTATGGATATAGAACTTGCAACGGATTCTCTTGTGGAATGGAGCAGTGGTAGATATATAAAGGGCGAATCTTCGCAAGTAGTAGTTGGGGGAGATTTTGTTCCGTCGGGTGATAATCAATATAAATGTGGAACCTCTGGTCGCCGATGGTCTGTTGGAAATTTTGAAGATATAGTTGTTGATGATATCACCGTTAACAATTCTTTTGGAGGATGTGGAAGTATCTCTGGTTGCGCTTATAATGAAATAAATTTGTTAAGCAAAGAAGAAAAAGATAATTACAAATTATATTTAAATACCGAAAAATCAGAAAAGAAGAAGTTTGATAAATTTACTCAATTTGAAAAAGGAGACGTTTTAAGCTGGGGAATCAACGGATTAAAAAAAGTAGTAAGAGATTGTTGTCCCTGTGTAATGGCAATAGCAGATGAAAAAGGACTCCCAATTGTTTTGGGAGCCGAACCGATAAAAGTTATAGGAAAAGTGGCTGTTAATCAGTTTTTGGTTACCAGTTGCTATGCTGGATATGCAAGAGGCTGGGATAAATCGCAAGGAGAACCGCCCCGAGGTACCGTTATTGCCCAAGCAATGGCAAATAAGACTACTGATGAAGCCGGTATGGTTATGGCAATGATACGGAAGTTTTAACTAGATCATCACAAGAATAATTAGTATATTCCCAATCAACGGTTTCACCTGCCTCATATTGTTCGCAGTTAAACCAGTGCTCCTCTACCAACCGTGAATCCCCTACCCGCCAATAACAAACACCAATAGGAGCTTTATTCTCCAGGGTAGCTCTTGTCATAGCGGGGTGCATACACAATTTGGAAGTGTAAATCCGAGTATCCATCCACTGCCGAAACAAAAAACCCGCTGTAAAAAACACCACCACAAATATTATCGTTCCATAGACAGCATTTTTCATAAACCAATTTAATAGTTATATCTCAATTATAATCAACATCAATAATCAGTCAAGACTATGTCAATTTACGACACAACCCAACCAAACGTACTTGCTCCAACAGCGGCAGAAGTAGCCCCAGCTGTAAATACCCCGATGACCACCTCCGAGGCTAATCAAGTTTTAAGCCAATACGGAGTGAATCCCGCCGAGGTTCTTTCAGCAACCAACATTACCAACACCGTAAAGAAAACCACTCCCGCCCCTGATGACCTTTTAGGAATCAGAAAACAGATAAGCGATGAATTAGGACTTACCGCTCAACAACAAGCCTACCAGAACGCTTTAGCCGCCGCTCGGACGAGAGTAAACGACCTTAATAAATCTACCGCCTTAATGGAGGGTGGACGAGTTAATTTAGGAGTGATCCGAGGAGAACAAGGCCAAGCCAGAACATTAGCCGCTCCTGAAATTGAAGCTCTTCAATATCAAGCCGCGCTGGAACAGGACAAACTAAACGCCCTTACCACTGAACGAGATTATCGGGTAGCAATTGCCGAGAAGAATATTGACTTAGTGAGAAGCCTGAAACTTCAATATCCTGGAGCAAAGATTGGATTTACCGACTCGTTTAATAAGATAGAAAAGAAATTGGTAGATTATCAAAAAGAGCAAAAGAAAGAAGCCGAAAAAGATGCTTATAAAGATGCCTTGCGAAGTATGGGTCTTTCGACCAAAGGAAGCAGAAAAGAACTGGAAAAAAGATTGACCAAAGCAAATAAGCAAGCAAAAAAACAAGCTGATGAAGTAGCCTCGTTGCAATTGGAGCAATTGAAGCTAAGCCTGGAAAATACAAGGAGCATAATAAATCAGAGAAATGACGCAAATTCCTCAGGAAATATTGATATAGCCTCATTGTTTGGAGATTAACTTTAACTAAAGCCCTATGACACAAGATGAACTTTTAAACCAAATAGTATCTTACGGAGTTCAGAAGAAGAAGACCAAGCAGGATATAATGTCTGCTATTCTTAAAAGTGGCAAATTCAATGTCGCTACTGCTGCCACTTCCCTTAAATCTCTTGATGATATGGGAGTGTTTAATTATGGCGGACAACAGGATAACACAAATCCAGGTGGACCAGCTATATCATCAGCAACCGCCGCAGACCTCGGAGATTCCAAGGCAGCTCAAGAAATGATTTCTTCTCTTGAATCATCTATAGGTAGTGTGAGTGGTAAAAAAGCCTTCAGTCCGATTGTCGGAAACTTAAGATCATATAATCCTTGGGATACCGATGTTCAATCAATTCAATCTCAAATCAATGCTACCAAACAGATTGTTGGAAAATATTTGGAAGGCGGGGTCTTAAGGCTGGAAGATGAAAAGAAATATGAAAAGATTTTACCAAAAATCGGAGATACTCCAGAAGTGGCTAAAGCTAAAGTTGACCAAGTGAAGAAACTCATTCAAGAAAAATACGCTTCTCAAACCGAAACACTTGGACAAGCAGGTTATGATATAAGTGGGTTTTCTAACAAGCAAAACCAGAATGAGATTCAAAACCAGCTTCAGTCAACACCTCAACAGCCCCAAATCAAACAACCACAACCAGCCCAACAGCCAGAACAACCACCTTCACAACAAATAAATCAAGACAAGGAAGGCATTATTTCTCGCCTTTTGGACGCCACAAAACAAGTTATTCCAGAATTAGGCAAAGATGTCGGAGAAAGACTAAAAAACATTTGGAATACCGCCTGGGACAATGCTCAGCAATCAAAAGGCCGTTCTATTTTTGAGAATATATTGAGAGGCCAAGAATCTGATTTTCAAGGTGTGGGGCAAGTAGCTGGTGCAATAGGTGACGTAGCTACCAGAGCTATGGAGCTTGCTTATAAGACAGGAGTACCAAAAGAGACTCAGGAAAAAATAAAACAAACCGCAACCGAATTTATGCAGACCGAGGCGGGACAAACAGCCCTTTTAGCGCTCCAGGGAGGAATAGAGAAGTGGGACGAGTTTAAGAAATCCAATCCTAATGTCGCCAAAGATATGGAGGCCGCTTTTAATATCGTTACCGCAATCCCAGCAGTAAAAGGATTGAAAGTGGCGGGAAAAGGTTTAAAAGAAGCCGGAGCTATCACTTCTGATGTAGCTGAACTTGGAGCCAGGACTTTAGGGAAAACTGGAGTTGAAAACGCCAGTAAAAATATTTTTAAAGCTGTCAAACCATCAATAACAGTCGACAGAAACAAGAAGCTAATCAGGGAAACACTTAATTCCGCAAATGAAGAATTGGTTAAGAGAGGTTACAAACCCACCAATCTCAAAGAATACGCAGAACAACTAAACGAATCAAGAAAGGAAGTCTGGTCAGAAATCGAATCCAAACTGGGAGCAGGTAAGGGCACTAAGATTAATCTTCAGTCAATTGCGGATGAACTCAAATCAATGGCTTCTTCACCCGAACTGGTTAGAACCAGCAAATCTACCGCCGAGAAAATAAAGAAAATGGCTGAAAGTCTCGTTTCACAGGGAAAAGAAATATCAGTTCAAGATGCTGAGAAATTAAAACAATTCATCAATTCTGAACTCAAAGGAGCTTTCGGAAAGTTTAATTTAAGCAACGCCGAACAGAACGCCAAGAAGTTAATCACTCAGAAAATCGGCGAACAGCTTGATAAAGTCTTGTCTGATATCCCCGGCGAATTTGCAGGACTTAAAAAGAAATATGGTTCATTAAGACAAGTGGAAGAAGATGTCTTGAAACGCCTGATCATATTTGAAAGGCAAAACCCCCAGGGATTAGTTGAGAGCTTCAGCAAGATTTCTGGTGTGGGAAATATTCTTAAGGGCTTAATGACCGCCAGTCCATCAGAAATAGCAAAGGGAGCAGGTGAAATCGCTTTAGGACAACTCCAAAAACGAGCGAATGATGCCGATGTACTGGTGAAAAATGCTTTTGAAAAACTCTCCAAGAGACTTGGAGAATTCAAACCTAATAGCAAGCTGTTTAATATGGCCAAGGATGGAAAATTAAAGGCTGGTCTCTCTGTAGAAGAGGTATCTGGGGAAGAAGCAAAAGGATATATGCGCGATTATGTTTATAGCGGAATGAAAAAAGCCCTTGCTAATATGGAAGCAAGACTCAAGCGTGCACCTAACCCCGAGGCTATGGAAAAAATAGAAAAAAATATTGAGTACCTCAAAGGGATTCTATCCTCTATTGAGAAAAACCTTGAGCCTATGAATTCTCTGCAAGACATTGCGCAACAATTAAAGATTAAAGGTTTCCTAAAATAGATGCCGGTTGCCTAATACTCATTTTTTACTCTGCCTGCAATCAAGAACAACAGCCAGATAATAATGATTAACAAAAATGTATTCATATCTGCATCATAATATCTTTCTATAATCTGTCAAGTTAATCACTAACTCAATCTTAATGCCTGAAAAACAAATACCAAAAGATATATGGCTAATCCTTGTAATGGTACCGTTTTTAACCGCACTTGCCAAATCTCTTTCTACTTTTAATTGCGGGCATACTACCTGGAAAGATTTCGCCGTTCAGTGTGTTGTTGGGATGGCATCGGGAGCTTTGTTCGGACTTTTGGCTTGCTGGCTGATCGGAAACTACCAAGCGGCAGTAGGCGCAATTTCAGGATTCGGAACAATTCTCAGTATCAAAGGAGTAGAACGTATAGCAATGGCGCTGGAGCAATTTATTTTAAAGAAGTTTAAATAACGTTCTTTTCAAAGAAAGGAGGCAGTGTTATGGAGATGAAGATAATACTTTTTCTAATGTTAATCCTTTGTATGATTTTTTACATAGTACATAGGGGTGAATATCATTTGGGAAAGGAAATAACTGATTATTGCAAGGAATATGAGCGCGCCAACTCCGTTAAAGTAAAGAGTTTGCACGTATTACTTATGGATAAAGGAGTTGTGGTTCTTTTTGAAAAAAGCCCTGAAGACGTTTCTGGAGTATACATTCTAAACTCCCCACCCAAAAAGAAAGGAGGCGAGAAATGTGCAAAATCATAATCCGAGTATGTCCTATCTGCCACCGAGTGAAGAAGCACGGAATATGGTGCATTCTCACCAACGAGGATAAATGGCAAATTAATCTTAACGCCCAGCGGATTGTGGAAGACCCTCAAGTTTGCCCACAACACGAGTTCTTGCCTACGCAAGAAGACCTCGTTGACCTTCAAAACGCCTTCCTTTAATCCTCTAAGGGAGAACAACGATTCTCCCTCCCACCGCTAATTAATAAATTTATGAAAAATAAAAAAAGGCTGCATCATTCATTACCAAAGTGTCGCGACCGATATACGTTTCACCGCAAGCAACCCTTTTTAAGGGAAGTGTTAGAAGTAGCTAATTCTTGGCGGTTCTGTGCAGGAATGGTTACCTGTGCCATAATATACACGGTGGAAATTTTGTTCCTTGTATTAGTATTCGGATAATTTTTAACAGTAAAATATGTGCAACCTCCGATGGTTTGCCCTCCAAGTGATTTTAGTAATCGCTTTGATCATTTGGTCTCTGATAGCAACCATCAAATTTCTGCACGACCTCCCCCCTCGTGATTGGAACACAAAAGAATCAATCTACTTCGCTCGTAATTAACTGCCAACGAATAAGACCCACCAAGGACGGTTACGAGCCAATCTACCAACTTTCCAACGGGATAACTTCCTTGTCTGGTTTCAAGACAAAACAAGAAGCTTATAATTTTTTTAAAAAGTATGTCAAAAAATCACTTGTTCGCACATTGCGACCGGAATCTAGTTAAAAAAGGCGACAAGGTAGTCAAGTACACTACCCCTATCGGAACAATTGGAGATGGAAATGGTCATTATTACGCCCATCTTCATTTTTCAATTTCCGAAGGGCTGACGCCAGAGCAACTAAAAGCTTACATCTCCGGCTGGTCAAAAGAGAAAGTTCAAAAGTATTACCAAGATCCGAGATGGATTGATTTTGAAAAGATGTTCGGGACCAAGGTGGATGTTGGAAACTTCGGATATGATTGGCTTCAGTGGATAGGATATGGTTATCATCCTGGAGTGGACGTGAATGGACTGGGCGGAGGCAATACTGATTTTGGATTGCCTTTTAAGTCCAGTTGCGATGGAACGGTAATTTATGAATGGAGAGGATGGACTAAAAATGGAGGCTGGGGAAATCTTATTGTAATAGAGGAATCAGAAAACTCTCCAGAGATAGAACCAGTTTGCTTAAATTGTCAAATTCATTGCCCAAAATAATTTTTAAATAACTAATATGGAACAACAAGCGTTTAGTTTTGACAAAACTACCTTAGTAAAAATCGCTAAGGGAGCCGGAATTGCTGCGGGAGGAGCTTTGCTCACTTATCTGGCAGAAAACCTCACACAGCTCAATTTTGGAGCTTATACCGCTATTGTGGTAGCCCTTGCGTCAATCTTAATCAACATAGGAAAAGAATATATCGCAGGAATACAAAAATAAAACCGGCGCTGACTCGTTTTCAATATGAGCAGGCGAAAGGGGTTAAACACCCCTTCAACAATTATACAGACTGCTATTCAACTGATAGTAGTCTGTTTAACTCTTGACAGGATATAGCAGTGTGGTACCATTTAGTTATGAGAACGAGAGGAAAGAAATTTCAAGGATTAACCAAGTGTATAAAATGCGGGAGAAAGTTTAACCGCACCTTGCCTTATTATTGTTCAGGTATGTGCCAGATATGTTACGAAAGAGAACGCACCGATTATAAAAAAGAATATTTCAGAAAGCATTACTCAATAAAAAAGGCAGCCTGAAGCTGCCTTGTTGTTATTATGCCGTCGTGGCTATTCAGAAATTGTTTTTCTCTCCTTCATTTCTTTCATCATAATCTTTAGCGGTTCAATAATATCTTGAATATCCAGTGCCGCACTGGTATCATTTTTTGACCGAAGCGTGCGAAGTATCTTTAGTAAATTATCCCAATGAGGCCAGGCTTGGCTGTAGCCATTTGCGCCACCGTACTTGTGGTAACGTTCTATTTTTCTTGCATGGTGTCGAGCATCGTTTAAATATTTATTCATTTGCGAATTTTCTCTAATTTAAAGCTGATAGTTAAACGGTACTTCCATCTTCTTGTTGAGTGACTATTTTTGGAATCGGCCAGTCATACTTCTTATTTCTCCACCACATCCAACCAACAATTACAAGTATGAAACCGACAACGTTCCCAATCAGGAGCAATCTTATCGGATGAAGTGTTTCTGATAAAACGATTGTAATAAATTCAAACTTCCAAGCGGTTCCAACACTTAAAATGCCGAAAAAAACAATGAAAATGATTGCTACCCAATCTATCACGGAATGTCCTCGACCTCCAAAATCTTTTTTACGAACCTTCTTCCAATCAAGTTCACCATGGACATTATCCTTTGATAATAATTCTTCTTTTTCCACTGATTTTGGCCGTTTTATAGTGCACAACTCCTTGGGAAGAAGAATTCGTTCGCACAAATACATCGTCGGGTATAACTCGATTATCCTGCTGTCTATGTAACGTGCGTATAATCGCCACAAGCCAAGTAGGACAGATGAAAGCGCACCAGCACACCCAATCTGAATGACAAAGGTATCTGGACGCGGTGGATTTCCACATAGGAGCTCCCATTTTAACATGAATGCCCAGATCGCGAGCGTTCCAGTAACCGCAAGGATGTTCAAGCTGGTGATGACATTGGTAAGGTATCCCCGCCGCCGTGAATGTTCTCCAGATAGAATAATTTTTGCTGTCTCTTCAATTGACATATTGTGAAATATATACCTTCAAATGGGTAGATAAGTCAACGATATTTTTCCATTACACCCTGTGGATAACTCTATATTTTGCTTTAAAATCAGGTACTTGACAGTATTTGGAATATAACCTAAGATTTAGGTAAGCATAAAAATACTATGATCCATAACTCAACGCTAAACAATTTATTGGACTTAAAAGCCGCACTGGATCAATTAGCGTTGAGGTGCGGCTTTTTAGTTCTGTAAATTTATGGAAAACGGATGGATAAAGTTGTGGCGCAAAACACAAAACAAAGGGTGGTATAAAAACTCAAAGTACATTCACTTATGGGTACACTTATTATTCAAGGCAAATCATAAACCAAAAGAATTTATGTGGAACAATAAAATTATAATAATAAAGGATGGACAACTCTTAACTGGTAGAAAATCATTAGAGCGCGAGACAGGTATAAACGAAAAAACAGTTGATAGAATTTTAAAACTCTTTGAAAATGAGCAACAAATAAAGCAAGAAACTACAAACAAATTTAGGCTTATTACAGTAATAAATTGGAAAGATTATCAAGGTAATGAGCAACAATGTGAGCAACAGACGGGCAACAGACGGGCAACAGATGGGCAACAGACGAGCACAAACAAGAATATAAAGAATGATAAGAATGATAAGAAGATATTAAGCGAGCAAGGCTCGCAGATAAAACAGGTAATGGAAATTTTTTATCAAATCAATCCTACTCTTAATTGGGGAAATAAAACAACTAGAAAGGCGACCGCCGATCTGATTAAGAAGTTTGGTTTAGAGGGAACCAAACGAATGGCAGAGGCGGTTGTGGCGGTGCAGGGTAAACCCTATGCACCAGTGGCAACTACTCCCTATCAGATGAAAGAGAAACTGGCGCAGTTTAAAATTTATTTTGATAAACAAAAGGGGGAAAGAAGGGAGGTGTTCAATGTATGAATAAGCTATCTGCAAATCCCGCAACTCACATTTTAATATTCAAAGACGGCAGTAAAAAATATCTCAATCAAAAAGGCTATGATGTCATCTGGTCAAAACTTGAAGCGGGGAAAAAAGAGATATTACTAAACGGCTCTCTTATTTCATTTAGTTCAATTTCAAAAATTCTATCTTTAGGAGAATATTTTGACCAATATCCAAATGAACGCCCATTTTATCAAGACAGATACAAAGACCTTGCCGGGCTGGGTTATGAAGGGATCATAAAATCGGTGCCATGCCAAAGACTGGAGCAAATGATAATCGGAATTAAGCGATATATAAATTCAGACAGAAATCAGAAAACGGGTTACCCGGAAGAATTGCTGGCAATAATGGAGGGAAGACTAAAATTGGCCTCTTAAAATTTGCTAATAAAAACCCTCGCTTTTTTC